GGATAGTCATATCTGCATTGAATACAACATCGCCAGTAAACGTACCGCCCGGGAACGGGTTGCCTGATGGACCTGTTGGGCCAGTTGGGCCTGTGGGCCCAGTCGCGCCAGTAGGTCCTGTTGGTCCCGGAGGTCCCGCTGGGCCAGTTGAGCCAGTTGGACCTGTAGGGCCAGTAGAACCGGGAGGTCCCGCTGGGCCAGTTGACCCTGTGGGCCCTGTCGGACCCGTTGGCCCCGTTGCCCCGCGAAGGTCGCCAGTAGAAAAGCCTAAACCGTCATCAGATGTAAATGTTACAACACCTGTTGGGGCGCTGTAACTACCACCAGTAAAGCCATCACCAGTAGCACCCGTAGGACCAGTAGGCCCAGTTGCACCCGCTGGCCCCGTAGGTCCTGTAGGCCCAGTAGGCCCAGTAGGCCCAGTTGCACCACGAAGATCCCCGGTGCTAAATCCAAGACCGTCATCGGACGTAAAAGTTACAACGCCAGTGGGAGCGCTATATGAGCCTCCAGTGAAGCCATCTCCAGTTGCACCAGTAGGCCCCGTAGGGCCTGTTGGGCCAGTTGGGCCCGCCGATCCTGTAGGTCCAGTAGGGCCAGCAGGGCCCGGAGGGCCATCAATTCCCGTGGGACCTGTGGGGCCAGTAGGACCTGATGGACCTGTGGGTCCAGTAGGACCCGGAGGGCCTACAATTTTATACTGAGGACCAATGTAACTCATCAGGTGATCTCCAGAATACTCAACACCGTGTCTATACTGTTTGCTGTGTCTGATTGGACAACGATAGCATCTGAAGCCTCAAGGACAACTTTCTGATCACCGCCGACAACAACAAGACTGGAGCCAGTTGGGACGGGGGCATCCTTAACAACAAACACATTGTCGCCGTCATTATTGTTTAACTTCACATCAACCGTTACTTGGCTACCAGTAAGGTTGGCGAGGGTCATTCCAATAATTGTTGTTTCAGTAGACGCAGGACAAGTATAAATTGTCATGTCCGTGTTAGCCCCTGTGGCAGAGCCGTCAAATGTTTTTACCTTAAATGCATTTGCCATCGTATTATCCTAGTGCTATTGCTAACGCCACGGCTTCGCCAGCGGGGTCAAAGTCAGTTGAGTCTGCGGTAGCGGCTGTTCCCAAACCAAGAGAGGTCCTCGCAGTTGCTCCGTTCTCCGCAACAAAGTTGGCCCCATCCCCAACAATAAAGTTGCCGTCTGTAGGGCTTAACCCAGCCACATCTTGCAGTTGCTGATCAAGCCGGGCATTTGGCACCGTCCCAGATGAAAGATTACTGGCATTAAGATCGGTTAGCGCACTAGCGTTTGCGGCGACAAGGTTTCCGCTAGCGTCAAGGTAACTTGTCTTTTCGGCGGGGAGTGTGCAGAAAAGTGTCTTTGTGTTAGCGCCCCAGTTTACTGCGGCGTCACCGTTACTCGACTCAAGTATTGTTGTACGAGCGAGAGTTGTTCCGCTTGCAGTGTATGTGCCAACCCCAACTTCCCAGTCGGTGCCATCAGTACAGGCATAGTATGTCGTATTGCCATCGCCAATCGAGCCAAAAGATTCAAACCCAGTAACAGCGCCAGCAAGGGTATAAGTCCCCGTTCCTGTCGTTGTACTGGTTTCTTTTACTCTGTCAGCGATAACTAACGCCATATTACTTCAACTCTACAGTAAGGTTGCTTGCATTGATACGGAAGATGTCGCCGGAGGCAATCGTCTTTGATGCATCTAAGGCGCCAACAAACAAGATGTTTCCGCTTGTTGATGCGTCAGCAATAAACACATGCGTTACAGTGTACGATGCAATACCGCTTGAGGCGCTGTACTCAATGTTAGCGGCGTTGGTCACTGTCTGTGCATCAGTTGCTCCAGAAGCCAAGGTCCAGTTTGCCGCAGTAACTTGCTGACGGGTGTAGTTTGCATCTTCTGTTGTGGTGTTTACCTCAGTAACTGTGCCAGCCTCTGCATCAGATACAGCAGTAGCCAAGCCAATGTAAATACTGTCACCCGGGGTCGTAAATGATTCCGAGTTATTTTTGAAAATAAAATCTAGAACAGCGTGTTCCAGATATGTGGTTGCCGCATTTGATGTAGCCATTACTTACTCCTATGTGCGGGGCCTGCGGGGTAGGCCCTCTCTGTATGCGTCATCGTTTTCTCGCGCTTCTGCCAAGTCTTTTAGGCGGCTCATGCTTTCCGCTAGCCGACCTTCATACATGGCAATAAGGTCTTGTTCGCCTTTCATATAAATATATCCTTCGATAAGAGAGGCGTAAAGTAGGGCATTAGGCGCATTTTTACTAAGCCATGTATACTCACTGTCGGCGCCTGCGGTCAGGCTGGCTGGCCTATAAAAATAGTGTAACTCAACTGTGTATGCCGAATCTGGTGTTGGCCCCAGAATAAAGTTGCCATTAACGTTGCCTCCAGCGGCAGTTACAGTTGTGTCAAATATAGAATAATACTTCGGCGTCCCTGTAGCAGTCTTATCAGGGTAAGCCTCCCGCATAAAGTTTACATCTTTTTCCAAGAGGAATCTTTCTGATCCGCTTGTTGAAATAAACAAAGAAAACGGCGCCATAAAATCGGTAGGCACAGAAAGGTACTCACTGCTTGTTGTAAGAGTGGCTGTAGCGTTCTTCCTAAAGTTTTCTAAGTCTACGCTTTTGAGAATCCTTTCTTCAGCCGCCCGAATGAAAACAGGTAGATTTGTTACAAAAGAAGTCTCATCGTTCTCTGTAAAATCTTGAATAGCAGTTTTTAATTCAGCGTATGTAAAAGACATCTTTCCCTCTACGCACTAAGTGTTACTGGACCAGCGCTCGCCAAGGCACCGCCGCCTATTACATCAGCGGCGCTTGCTGTTGCTGAAACGGTAACGGTATATGTATTGGCGTCTACCTTTGTTATTGTGTAACCAGCAGAAAGTTCTATAACACTTTTAGATATGCCAGCAAAAGTATCAGCGTTTCTAAATCTAACTGTGTCGCCAGTATCTCTTCCATGGTTGATTTCTGTTACCGTAATATCTGTTGTGGCACCGGGTGTCCCAGTCTTAAATGGATTATTGCCTAATTGATTTGTCGTGGCTGGCTCTGTTCTATCCGGCCTTGGGTTGCTCAAAGATTGAGGATCGTTTGTCCTAACTCTGCCAATAAAGTTTTGGGGCTGGTCTGGGTCAAACACATCGCGCCCGACCCTTAGACCAGTTTTAACGCCGTTGACAACTTCGTAAACAAGTTCGTTTAGTTTGTATCTAAACCCTGTCCTATCGCAGATGCCGTAGGCATATTTTCCCCTAGCGTTAGCCATCTATTATGCAGACCGTCCAAACTTTTTACCGCGTGTAGCGGCACCGCCACCACGGCAAGATCCGCCAGACTTCATACCCTTGGCGCCACCGCGAGCAACCGCTTCCATCTCAGCACGGGTGCGACCAAGACCTGTGGTCACATCGTTAGCCATGCTACGGGGCTTTCTATTTGGCTTTTTAACTCGGGCCAATTTAGCCAAGCGGTCTGCTTCCGAAGAGGTCTTACCGCCAGACTGATACTTCTTCATGTAGCCGCCCTTCTTTGCCGCCACGTCATCATCCCGTAGGCCACTCATGCTACCAGAGTTTGAAGATGGTTTCTTTTTAGGTTTCTTTTTCATTGCACGTTCACGCATTGCATCATAAGGAGCATTGAGAATTTCTTTAGCCTTCTTAGGCGTTGGTGTGGTTTGTGCCCCTGACCGTTTTACTTCATCACGAAGAGCGGATGTTACCGCCTCCTGTTGGCCCTTGCTTCCCTTGAGCATGTTCATCTGGGTTTGAGACATACGCCCGTATGGACTGCCCTTGGTGTTGCCCGGTACACTGTTTGCTTTTGGCATTTTAATGGTTTGTCCAACTCGAATCATATTTGCATTCTTGATGCCGGGGTTTGCCGCAAGCAATGCTTGAAGGGTAACGCCTTTTGATTTGGCGATCTGAGACAGAGTGTCGCCAGACTTAACCTTTACCGAACCACCACTTGCCTTCCCTTTAACTGGCTTGCGTGTGTTCTTCATCCCAAGAAGGGACTGGGCGGTTTTGGGGATAGGCTTGATCGTTTTAATCTCATCGCCTTTTTTAGTTGTGTAGCGTGGCATATTAGCCTCCTAGGTAGAATGTGTCGTAAGGCACGAACTTGATGGATGAAGAGTCTTGGTCTTCGTTAGCGGCTAACTCAAACTGAAACTCATACTCTTGTTTAAGCGGCCCTACGCGGCCCGCAACTTCTGGCTTCTTCATGGCTATATAATATGCCAACCCCGATACCAGACAGGGGACAAATCTTGGTGGAACATCTGCGGTGGTGCCTATCCCAGACGAGACGCCAGAGATACCACGAAGTCTATAATACGCGAGAGTGTAGTCGTTAGTATCCGGCACAGGCCAGAGAGTAACCGACACACTTGTTGCTTGACGGTCAACATAAATTTGTGAAGGCTTTCCTTGTACATTCTTAGAGCCGTTTTGAGCGTATGTAGAAACGCTGATACGCTCTGCGTTAGTGTCAAGTTGGCTTGTTCCACTGCCTGTACGAATCTGGTGTTCAATGAGATCAATAGTGTCTGTAGGCATTGTGTAAGTTGCTGTGCCCGCTGTGAGAGCCTGTGTGCCAGCATCAATAGTCCAGAGATTAAGTCCACGGTTTTGCCACTCCAATGTTAGCAGGTTCAAACTGCGCCGCGCCGTTTTAAGGTCGTAGCCAGTTTTCATATCTAGGCCAGCGCGTTCAAACGCTTCCTCAAAAATTTCCGGTAGATCTGGTGTAACAACAGCCATTACTAAACTTTCCTGTACTTCCTAACCTTTGCCTTTACCTTCTTTGGCTGTGCGACAAATTGTTTACCAGCCTTTGTCCCCTTACGTTTTGCCTTCGTTGTCGCCGCGTACTCCTTAGACGACAAAGCCTTGATTGCCTTTTCGGGCAGGTAGCGCTCGCCTGTAGCCTTTGGGCCTTGAGTCGAGGGCTTACCGCTCTTCGTTCTCCACTTTTGTTTTGTCCAAGCCTTAAGGCTTTTTTGGGGCTTCTTAAGAGGCATATCTAAAATTCCAAATCAACGCTATTATTATACCAGTAAATACCAGTAATCCCAAGATGATGGCTATGATTGTAATAAGTTCCTCTTGTTGCTTTTTCCGGAGTTCCTCTTCCTTTTGTTTGGCAACTCTTATCTCAGCCTGTATCTTTAATACTTGGTTCCAAGCGCCGGAGCCGTAATTCATATTGATAAAATTTCTTAACTCCTCTTCCATCCTTTCTGCTTTTTTCTTCGCGGCGAATGTTTCGAGAGCCTCCTCCTCTACGCTTCCAAACCTCTTTCCCTTTGCTTTGTCGTGGCCTGTCTTAACATCTTGTATGGCACCCATCCACCTCCCCAAATCTCCAGCCATCGACTCAACCTCGCGGCCCATCTGAAAGCCTTTGACTATGGTCGAGTAAGCCGCGCTGGCGATACT